GTACTGTAAATACAAAACTTGTAATTTATCGTGCAGTAGGTGATCAGTTCCAAGTAGATCAAATAATAACCGCACCTGACAATGTTACAGCATGGGCAGATAAAGTTGCACTAAATCCTGCAGGAACACAGATTGCAATTAGTTCAATGTTAGTAGATACTAATAAAATTAATCAAGGTGTTGTGTACATTTATACTCAACAAGCAGATGGAAAATTTGGATTGTTGGATACTGACGGTATAACTAGAATTGCTAATCAAACACTAACACCGCCACAAAATGAGGAAAGTGAAGGATTTGGATTTGGATTAGACTTTGGCACTGATAATTTAGTAGTATCGAGTTTAAATGGCGATCAAATTATTCCAACTACATTCGATGTAAGTGTATATGCTGAAACAGAAGATACAGTAACTACATTTGACAGAGATTTTACAAACTTTAGAAATGTTAAGTTAGACAAAGGTGTTGTTTATGTATACGAAGAAGTTAACGAAAGTCTAATCTATTCAGAGCAGTTTGTATATCCACTAACACAAACTACATTCGGCGAAAACATTTATGCTAATAGCAATCACGTTTATATTGGAATGCCAGATCAGTTCAACGATAGTACTAAGGGACAGTTACTAGACTTTAGAAAAAACAAAGGAGTGTTTGGTTGGAACATTCTTAAAGAAGGCATTACACCTGTAGATGTTGATAATATCCAAGGCGCCTTTTTATACAACAAGCGCGAAAATAGAATTGTAAGTTATATAGATTACATTGATCCAGTACAGGGTAAGATTGCAGGACCAGCTGATCAAGAAATTACATTCAAAACTCCGTTTGATCCAGCAGTATATAATACAGGTAATACATCGGATAGTTCAGTTGATCCTAACAGAGCATGGACTGATAAACACGTTGGGCAAGTATGGTGGAATATTGGTACTGCTAAATTTACACACGCTTATCAAGGTTCAACTACTTTCCAAAAAAATAATTGGAATAAACTAACACCTGGCGCAAGAATTGATGTATATGAGTGGGTAGAAAGTAACCTTATACCGAGCATTAGAGATGGCATTGCTGATACTCCTAATGGTATAGCTAACGGAATTAGTGGCACAAGTTTATTTGGTGACGCTAGGTATTCAACTAAAATAACTTATGATGAGTTTAGTAAAACTTTTAATAACAAATATTATTTCTGGATAGTCAATAGTGTTGTAGTTCCGGTGTTAGAGAATAGAAGATTAAGTATTCGCGACATTGCAGCTCTTATAGAAAATCCTAGAATACAGGCTTATCCATTCTTAAGCTTGCTTTCTAATAATAAATTTGTACTTAATAACTTTGACACATTTGTTGACAACGACGATCTAGTGTTGAATATTAAATATTCAACTGGACCTAAAAAATTACAAAACATACACAGTCAGTATAAACTAATATCAGACGGATTAGACACAAGTAAGCCTGATCCTGATATTGAACGTAAATGGTTTGACAGCTTAATTGGGTTTGATGACAATAATAGAATTGTACCTGATCCAACTATTACTGTTAAAAATCGTTACGGCGTACAAAACCGTCCAAGACAAAGTATGTTTGTCAATAGATTTGAAGCACTGAAACAAACTATTGAGAGAATAAATCTAAAACTTTCTGAAAATCTTATAGTAGACGAATATGATATTTCTTCACTAACACAGAAAGATACCTTGCCAACGCTAATATCAAAAGAATATGATCTAGCTATTGACACTTTTGCAGATCTTAAATTTGTAAGCACAAATAAAATTACTCCTGCGGTATTGACTCCTGTAATTACTAATGGTAGAATTTCGAGAATAAACATTACAGATTCAGGACGTGGTTATAAAGTTGCTCCTAGCTTTAAGATTAATGGAGAAGGCGTAGATGCAGATTTTGATATTATTATTAATAGCTTAGGTCAGATTACTGATGTTAATATTACTAATACAGGATCGGGTTATAATTCGTCTACAACAATTACAATTAGACCGTTTACTGTATTAATTAATGCAGACGAATCTGTACAAGATAAATGGGCATTGTATTCGTGGAACGGTACTGAATGGTATAGAAGAAAAATACAAAGTTATAATGTTGAGTTATACTGGAATTATATAGATTGGTACGCAGAAGGCTATAATCAATTTACAAATATTAATGATACAGTTCTAGGAGCATACCAAATTCCATCACTAAGTAACAACATTGGAGATATTACAAAAATTGAAAATGTAGGATCTGGTGGTTGGTTATTACTTCGTAAAATTGATAATCAAGATAGTGAAGATTATACTATAAATTATGAAACAATTGGCCGTCAAAACGGCACAATACAATTTAAAGATACACTATATGATTATTCAAAAAACGCTGTAGGATATAGTAACCGCAGTTTTGATAGTAATTTCTTTGATAATAATCCGAGTGTTGAATTAAGAATTATACTCGAAACTATTAGAGATAAACTATTTACAAATGCTTTAGAAATTGAATACAATCAACTGTTTATGGCAGCGTTACGATATGTAATGTCAGAACAGCAATCAGTTGACTGGATGTTTAAAACTAGTTTTGTAAAAGCAAAACATAATAGAGAATCTTTAAGTCAGCAAGATATAACATTTAATAACGATAATTTACAAAGCTATCAAGATTTTGTTGAAGAATTTAAACCGTATTCGACAAAAATTAGAGAGTTTGTTAGTGAATATACTGCTATTGATCCTACAAATAGTAGCATAAGTGATTTTGATCTACCACCTTTCTATAATAAACTTATAAAATCAATAGAATCAAGTAATGCAATTATTGTTGATAATGAAATACAAAAAGAAAATCTAGATATATCTGTTTATCCACGTAAAAATTGGAAAGATAATCTCGGATACCAAATAACAGAAATCCAATTAGGCAGTAGTGGCTCAGGATTTACATTTGAGCCTACTGTTACACTTGTAGGCGGAGGCGGCTCAGGCGCAACTGCAAAGGCATACTTAGGTTATGGCAAAATTACTAGCATCAAAATAACTAACCCAGGTAATGGATATACTAGTGCGCCTTCTGTTGTTATATCTGGCTCACAAGTAGAAACAGGTACTCCTGCGAGAGCAACAGCAGTACTGGGTAACGGTGTTGTAAGAACGCCGAGTATTAAAATTAAGTTTGACAGAACTAGCGGAACATTCACTTTTGATACATTAGCTAAAACAGAAACTTTTACAGGAACAGGATTTGAAAATAGATTCTTCCTTGAATGGCCAATGGATCTTGACATTAAAAAAGTTAATGTTTACGTAGATAATATTTTACAATTGCGTAGCAAATATACATTTGAGAATATTAAAAACACAGATAAATCTTATGTAAGAGAACAAGGTAAAATATTATTTGCAACGCCTCCTAAGCTTAACTCTGTAATACGTGTTGAGTACAATATTCCGTTAAGCATGTTAAATGCAGAAGACAGAATTAAATTTGCTTACAATCCGATTGCAGGAATGTACGGCAACGACTTGGCACAGTTAATGACTGGTGTAGATTACGGCGGTGTTGAAGTACGCAGTTTTGACTTCTCGAGTCCAAGTGGGTTTGATAGTCAGCCATGGTACACAGATAACTGGGACGAGTTCGACGACACATTTGAAGACGAGGTATTTACAGCAGACGGCTCGACTATTGCAGTACAATTAAGTGCTCCTTTAGAAGATGGTGTTGTGTATAACTTGTACAAAAACGGTGTAAGAATTGACGCAACTGATTTTGTAGCTGGAACACCAGCAGTACCGGGTGTTCCAGCAGTACCTGGTGTGCCGGCAGATGCAGAATACAACAATGGTGCATTAATTACTGAGAACAATGGTACAGTGTTTGACAGAGCCTTAACTGTAAACGGATTGAAACTAGTTGTTGCAGGAGCAGTAGGCGGACAACTTGCAGTACCAGATGAATGGGCAAAGAAAACTGCAAGAACATTTGAATTAATAACTGATCCTAACGGTGCTGGCATTAACACCACACATCAACGTAACTTTATTAAAACACTACGTGGTGACGCAGGAACATATCACGCAGGAATACCTGCAATACAAAGAGTTGCATATAACGGTGGTAGTACATATACACCTAACTGGTTAGAAGATGTTAACGTGGCAAGTTATGCAGGACTACAAGCATTTAATGATAGTGTTGCTCAAAAGGATATGGTATGGTATAAAAATATCAACGGAAATAATCCTCCAACACAGCGTAGAGATATTGAAGAAATATTCGAACACGTATTCCACACTATACACGCATTTGGTATTCCAGGTGCAGTGCCTGGTAGTATAGATGCAGTGGAAATGAATCCAGATATTAGAATTTCTATGGAACCAAGTTTCGATTGGCAAAACACAGCATTACATCTTGCTATGAAAGAAGCAATTGACGCAGGGTTATATGATCCAAGTGGCTATGCTACTGATTGGAATACAGACCCAGAAGCGGCGGCAGTGGCATACACAGAATACACTTACTTGGTAAACTGGTCAATGTGGGATATGAGTGTATACTGGGACAACGGCACTCTTTCTCCTGAATGGGATGATAGTCTAAAAACTCCAGCAGGTATGTTAGCAAACAACCCATTAGGTTATGCGTTGTTCAATACATACTTTGCCCCAGTGTTGAGCAAACCAGATTTTGCTACAATAGAAAGTATTTTTGGTGAAAATGATACAGGCGTGTCAGGATATGTTGTTGATGAATTAGTAGGCGGAACTCCGGAAGTAGCAGCTATTCCGGAAGTTCCGGGATTATCCGCTACAAACGTAAATGCTATTACAAACAGCATTACAGGTGACGGCGTTACAGACATTGTTTATGTGCAGGATTTGGGAATAGAATTATTAGACAATGATGTATTTGTTGTAAGAAAAACAACAAGTGACGGTAGCGTTCTTCCTGATGCAGAAAGTTATGATACTGCGCTAACAGGCGGCGACTTAGCATATACAACAGCACGTGGTATAGCAGCAGAAGAAATTATTGTTGACGGTGACGGATTTGTTACTCCAACTACAAGCGCCGGTCCTGAAGAAGTTGTTCCTGGACAAGTCCTTGATACACTAGATATTAAAGTGTACACAAGAGATAGCCAAGGACAAGGAGTGATTAACAGCCAAAGTTATATTATGGACAGTACTGTAACTTATGATTTAGGTGTTACACCAAATAGTAGTGATGCAGTTATTGTAAAAGTTAATAATATTATACTTCCACAAACTGAGTACACTATTAATTGGAGTGCAAATACTGTAACACTTGATACAGCAGTTGTAGGCGCCGAGCTTAATATTGTAACAGTTTCCCAAGGTATACAAAATATATTAGACTTTGGACAACTTGTTGGTGATGGTTCAACTACAGAGTTTGAAACAACAGTTGACTGGGAAGAAAATGCAAGCGTGTATGCAAGCATTAATGGAGTACAACAAACAGTTGTAGCATTTAAATCAGACACTACATCTAAAACTGTTATTAGATTTGAGGAAGTAGTATTAAACGGTGCTGTAATTAATTATACTGTATTTTCAGCAGATGAACAAATTAATTATAGTCAAATTACCAAAGACGTATTTACAGGAGACGGATCTACTAGAGAGTTTACACTTGCAAGTGCGCCACTTTATGCGATTCCGAGTGAGCATAATATAATAGTTAAAGTTGACAATAAAATATTAAATGCAGGATATAATATTCAGTATACAATACCTGAAAACAATCAAAGAGAGTATCCATTAGAAATATTCCAAATGCCGCAAGGTAGTTTAGATGTTGCAGATGTTAAAATTTTCTTAAATGGAGAAGAGAAATTTACTCCTTTAGATTGGCGATTTGAAATAGCTAATAGTAGTATAACTCTTACTGACGATGTTGGTATTCCGGGTAATTTAATTGAAATGTATGTAATTACTGACGGCGATTATAGAATCAATGGTAAAAGTATTACTTTAGATACTGCTCCTATCAACGGTGCAGTAGTAGAAATAATACAATTTGCAAATCACGACTTATTAGGGATTGAACGTATTAATTACGATGTTGTATCGAGAACAACACTAATACCTGAAGATGTTGATTATATTACCTATAACAGATTAACAGTTGGCGAAGTTACATTACGTAAACCAGCAGTTGATGCACAGTATGTATGGGTAAGTGTAAACGGTGAACTATTAACACCTAGCGTAGACTATTCTGTAACTGACGACAAGTTAAAAGTACAACTAGTTAGACAGCCGGCAGCAAATGATGTTATTGATATTATACATTTTACAGCACCAGTTAGCAAGCCTAAATTTTCTTATAGACAATTTAAAGACATGCTTAATAGAACACATTTCAAACGTCTTGATAAATCTGCTGCTAAATTAGCACAATCATTAAATTATTATGATTTAAGAATTGAACTAGACGATGCAAGTGAATTATCAGAACCAAACAAAGGTCAAAACTTACCTGGTGTGATCTTTATTGAAGGCGAGCGTATTGAATACTTTGTAAAAGAAGAAAACACGCTACGTCAACTACGCAGAGGTACATTAGGTACTGGTGTTAAAGATACATATGCAACAGATACAAAAGTGTTTGATCAAAACATAAGTAAAACTGTTCCGTATAAAGATCAAATTTTATCTTATAATGCATCTTATGTAGAGGATGGAACTAAAAAAATAGGAGCAGACGGTTTTACAGCAACGTTTGAGATTGGTTACCCAGTAGCATCGATTAATGAGATTGAAGTGTTTGTAGGCGGTGTGCGTATGCGTAAGACGGCACTAGATGTGTTTAACTATGCAACAGCATTAGATAGTCCAGAAGGTGATACTACAGTTGCAGCAGACTTTACATTTAACGCAGATACAAATGAAATTACATTACTTACTACTCCTGCAAAAGATACACGAGTAACAGTTGTTAAGAAAGTAGGACAAAGTTGGACAATACTAGGTACAGCACTAGGTGATACAGAAAATTCAATTGCAAGATTCGTACGTGCCGGAACATCCGAGCTACCTGAATAAATACAGTATAGGAAACAAATAAATGAGCGATAACATGCAAGACACAAACGGAGTATTAGTTCAGGGACATATTAAGATATTCGACCCTGAATCACAAAAAGTTTATATTAATAAGCGTAATGCAATTCATTATGAAAATATGAGTATTGCATTAGCAGAAAGTTTGTCAAATGCTGGGCAAGGCTTTATATATGAAATGTCATTTGGCAACGGCGGCACAAGTGTCGATCCAACCGGTATTATTACATATCTAACGCCAAACAGTACTGGCACAAATGCAAGTCTATATAACCAAACCTATACTAAGGTTGTTGATGACAGAAGTGTAAATAATACAGATCCTGTACGTAATAAACTAGAAACAAGACATGTTAGCGGAACAAACTATACTGATATTGTAGTAAGTTGCTTGTTAGACTACGGCGAACCAAACGGCCAAGATGCATTTGATACAGCTAGTGCAACAGATAGTCCGTATGTGTTTGATGAATTAGGTTTAAGAAGTTATAGTACAAGCGGTACTGGCAAATTAATTACTCATGTTATTTTCCATCCTGTACAAAAGTCACTTAATAGATTAATTCAAATCGACTACACAGTGCGTGTACAAAGTTTAGCAGGGTAAGGAGTAAATTATGCCATATACAATAAGTTACACTGACACTGTTAATAAAGGCACAATAACAGTTGTTGACAATACACTTAATAGCGAAACAAGTTTAAATTTTCCAGGACGAGGCACTACAGCGTATGGTCAAGCAGTAAACGAAAACTTCTTACACTTACTAGAAAATTTTGCAAATACAACACCTCCTCTTCGTCCAGTAGAAGGACAACTTTGGTATGATTCTACACAAGGTGTAGATCAATTAAAAGTATACGACGGTACAAACTGGGTAGCGAGCGGCGGCCTTAAAAAGGCTAGTGCTGCACCGGCTGTTGCAAATTCAAGTGCAGGCGACTTGTGGGTCAACACAGAAAGTCAGCAGCTATATTTATTTACAGGCAGTTCATGGGTACTAGTTGGTCCAGATTTTAGTGATGGACTATTAACTGGTGCACAAGCACAAGCAATTGTAGGCACTGATGATATAACATACAACGTGCTAGCAATTAAAGTTGAAGATCAGCCAGTAATTATTATTAGTAGTCAAAGTTTTATACCAAAAGTATCAATTAAAGGATTTAGAAAAGGTATTAATCCTGGCATGAACATTGCAGATGAAGCAATTGTTGGATTACAGGCACTAAAGTATTACGGAACAGCTGAAAAAGCAGAAGCATTAGTAGTTGGCAATACTGCAATTCCTGCAAGTAACTTTTTAAGAGGAAATGCAGCAAGCAGTACAAATTTCCAATTAAGTGTTAAAAGTAATGACGGTGTTAAAATAGGTACCGGAGGCCAGTTAAGTTTAGGTATTGATGGTGAAACTGGTATAATACAACACAATACTAGTGGATCAAGTATTGATGTTAGAATGCGTAACGGAAATTTAACTCCGACTATTATAAGTATTAACAGTGATGGTAATGTAGGATTTAATAATAATGCGCCTGAAGAAACAGTTGACGTAAAAGGTAACATTAAAATTTCTCCAAAAGTTGGCGAAGCCGAAACAGGTGTGCTACAGCTTACAAGTACAATTAACTCTACTTCGATCGGCACAGGCAGTATTACAACAACTGGCGGACTTGGCGTTGCGTTAAATGCATACATTGGCGGCGACGTTGATGTTGGCGGTGTACTACAAACAGGTAATATATCTCCTGATAGTAATAGTGTAAGAAATATTGGTACGTCGATTAACAAGTATGATCAAGTTTATGCAACAACATTCTTTGGTAATCTACAAGGTAACGTAAGTGGTACAGTAAGTGGCAGGGCCGGCTCGGCAGACAGATTAGCAAGTGCTACTACTTTTGCATTAAGCGGTGATGTAGAACCAAACAGCTTTGAATTTGACGGACAAACAGGCGGTAGTACAAAAACATTTGCAGTAAATATTGCAAACAGTTTTATTAGTAACAAAGAAGTTACATATGATGCAGGAAATGCAGATGAATTATTATTAAATGTAACAACAGGTACAACTGGTGTATATAGGATTACAAAGCGTAATTTCCTAAAAACAATACCATTAGTGCCAGCAGGAGCAATGATGCCATTTGGTGGCGAAGAAGCACCAGCCGGATGGTTACTATGTGACGGTCAAGAAGTTAATAAGTCTGATTATAATGAACTTTGGATTGCAATACAACATAACTTTAAAGATCCTTCATTAGTATCAGATAATGGTGTAAATAAATTTACATTACCAGACTTTAGAGGAAGATTTGCATTAGGTCTTGACAATATGGGAGGCCCGAGTGCAAATAGAGTAACAGACATTGCTGCTGATGCTATTGGCGGAAACGCTGGCAATGAAACAACAACAATAGGAACTAATAATTTACCAGAACACGAACATGATCTAGAAGGCGATAGCGGAACACAATTTTATGGTGTTAGAGTTGGAGCAGGCGAACCTGTTGATGATAATGCAATTACAATGCCTATTGAGCCAGGATTAGGCGGAACACAAGGAATTGCATCCAGCGGCGGCATCAAAACTGAATCTGCATTAGGAACGCCATTAGGTGTTATGAATCCTTACTTAGCAGTTAATTACATAATTTATACGGGGCAATAATAGATGAGTTATCAACTAAACAAAACAGACGGCACTCTGCTACTAGACTTAATCGATGGACAGATTGATACAGCTAGTACTAATCTTACATTAGTTGGTAGAAACTATACAGGATACGGAGAATACTTTAACGAAAACTTTATTCGTTTACTAGAAAATTTTAGTAATACTGCTGCGCCAAGTAATCCGTTAACAGGACAAACGTGGTGGGATAATGCAGATCAGCGTTTAAAAGTTTATGACGGAACAGTATGGAAAGCTAGCGGAGGCCCGATTGTACAAAATACTCGTCCACAAATGGTTGCAGGCGACATGTGGATTGATAATCTAAACAATCAAGTTTATGCGTTTGACGGCACTGACTTAATGCTGATGGGTCCGCAATATACAGTAACTCAAGGCAAGAGCGGATTTGAAGTCGGCAGTATACTTGATCAACAAAGTAGATCGAGAACAGTGGTGTACTTATATACCGGCGGGACTCTTTCTGCGGTAATTAGTAGCATCGAATTTACTCCAATTTATGCACAACGAGTTTTAGGATTAGTTACAGCAGATAATCCAAATGGAATTATTCGTGTAGGATACAACATAATTGATACTGCTAATTTTAAATTTAGAGGAATTGCAAATTCTGCAAATGCTCTTGTAACTACTACTGGCATTGTTAGAACTGCTGACAGTTTCCTACCATCGACTGCAAACGGTATTACGACTGGTACACTAACAATTCAAAACTCAGGCGGTTTAACAATTGGACTATCTCAGAACAACGTACAAAAAGTTGTTGGTCCACGTTTTTATATTGAAAACCAACTTACTGACCACGATTTAAGTTTACGTGTTAAATCGACGTCTTTTGGATCTATTTCTGTTGATGCAATTTATGTAGATGCAAGCACAGCACGAGTTGGTATATTTACTACTAACAGATTACCAGAATATACATTAGATGTCGAAGGTGATTTAAGAGTTACAGGTGACTTAATTGTCGAAGGCGACAGAGTTGCATTAGATATACAAACACTAAGAGTAGAAGATAAGATTATTGAAATTGGCGTACTTAATGACAGTACAGAACTAACAGATGTACAGGCAGACAGTTCAGGCATACAAGTTAATAGTAGTGCAGGAAGTAAAGATATACTTTGGAAAAATGTAACAAATGCATTTACTTCAAACGTAAATTTTGACTTATTAAATAATACTTCAAGTTACAAAATCGGCGGCGTTGATAAACTAACAAATGATACATTAGTAAATGTTACTAAGGCATTAGACTTGAATCAAATTGGTACACTTTTATCATTACAAATTGATGAAGTTAATATTGATGGTAAAACAATTACATCTACTAATGATATGGCAATTACATCTACTAATGGTATTGCAATTACAGCTGGTAATGATATTAACATTACAGATAACCAGAAAATTACAGGTGTAGCCAAAGCAGTTAGCGCAAGACAAGCTGCATTGTTATCTGTAACAGAATCAGTAAATAATACAGTTGCAACAAAAGAGTACGTCGACCAAGAAATTGCTACAGATCCAGTAGTATTTAGTATGGATATTACTGGTTTAGGAACAGGTATTACATTACAATCAGCAGTTGCAGCTTACTTAAATGATTTATATCCGGCTGTAACACTAAACACTAATAAAACTGCACGTATACACACAACGTCTTATGCTGGAGCAACAGTTGAAGGCGTGGATGTAGAAGGTGCAAAAAATGTAAGCTACATTGCAGTAGATTCAAACGGAACACAGAATGAATCAGTAGTGCAAGATATTGCATTTGCTGCTGAAGGAGCTAGTGGTAACGTTATCCTTACACCAGGAAGAACTTTAATGACATACCAGTCAAACGGAACAAGTTGGGATTTCGTAGGAACTACTGCGTATCCATAAAAACGATAAATAATATAATAGCATTAGGGGTTACATAAGAACATGGCTTATTCAATAGACAGATATAATAACACACTGCTAACCACAGTGGAAGATGGAACAGTTGATCAAACAACTGACCTAAAATTCATCGGTAAAAACTACGCAGGGTACGGTGAAATACAAAACGAAAACTTCTTGTTTTTGTTAGAAAACTTTAGCGGAGCAAATCAGCCAGCAAGGCCAATTAGTGGTCAAGTATGGTTTGATAGCGGAACAAGTAAATTAAAATTTTACGATGGCACACAGTGGCGCACAACAGGCGGCGCAGAAATCGGAGCAGCAGAGCCAACCGGTTTAGCCAATGGCGACTTTTGGTGGGACAGTGGCAACGATCAATTATATGTATACAACGGTACAAACTTTGTACTTATAGGACCACAGAACGCAGGCGAAGGTGTAACCCAAATGCAAAGCCTAGAAGTTCTTGATACTACAAGTACAACAAGAGGAATAATTGCTGCTGTTATTGAGGACGAAACAACTTATGTTGTAAGTCTTTCTACGTTTGATTTAAATGCTAGTGAGTCGTCACTTATATCACAAGGCTTTGATAGAATTAATAAAGGCATTACCCTAAGAAATACTAAACTAGCCACAGCTGGCGTCACAAGTACAACTGATAGATTCCACGGAACTGCTACTAATGCTGAAAAGCTAGGTGGAGTTGCAGCAGCAAACTTTGTACAAACAGGCGTAGGCAACACTATATTTACAAGTGCAATTGAAACCCAAACAGATGACGGAGTACTAATAGGTGCCTCAAATGATCTACAAATAAAGATTGATGACAACGGTTTTGACGGTGTTATACAAAATATTACTAATAATGGCACTATTAAACTAAAAGTTACTAGCGGTGCAGGCGTACTAACACATGTTGGCACAGTTACATCAACTGGAGTTGTACCAGCAGTAGACAACACATTTACATTAGGTAGTGCTAGTCTAGGATGGTCAAATGTTTATGCTGCTAACTTTACAGGCGAAGCGTCTAAAGCTTCTACACTAAGAGTAGGTAGTGATTTCCGTAGTGCAAGTGCTAGTGCAACTAATAATACAGTTGCAGTTAGAGATGCAACTGGATCAATTGCTGCAAACTTGTTCCAAGGTACAGCAACACAAGCACGTTATGCTGACTTAGCAGAAAAGTATTCTACAGCAGAAGAACTAGCACCTGGAACAGTAGTTACAGTGTGCGCACACGAAGATCACGAAGTTGAAGCAGCAAGTTTAGGTACAATTGCAATTGGTGTTGTATCAACTGATCCTGCTGTGATGATGAACAGTGAAGCAGAAGGTCAATACATTGGTCTTAAAGGGCGTTTACCAGTTCGTGTTATAGGTGCAGTTAAAAAAGGGCAAGAAGTTTATGTTAATGATAACGGTTGTGCAAGCACAGCAATTAACGGAGGAAGTTTAGTCGGTGTTGCACTCGAAAGCAATAGTGATGAGGGCGAAAAACTAGTAGAATGTGTACTAAAAGTTTAAGGAATCATCATGGCAGATATCACAGCAGCACGAATTAATAACTTACAATCTAGTATTGCACTAATACTAGGAACTGGGTCTGGACAAAACGGATATGGACAAATAGTTTCTAGTTTACCAGTTAATAATACTGATGATATTATAACTGCTGAAGATATAAATCTTATCTATGCCGACATACTTAAAGCAAGAGTGCATCAAGTAGGTGTAACTGACATAGGAATTGCTGAAGTTATACAAAATCTTAATACTGTTGCAGAAGACACAAGTACTTTTGTAGACAATAATGGCGTAACTTCAATAGACCCAGACGGATTTAAAAAGGGAATAATAGACTTTGAAACGTTAATGTCTCAAGTACAAACCGATAAGGCAACTATGCATCCTAGTCAATCTGCTCTAGAACCTGCTATATCTAGTGCAAGAACTAGTTCTTGGAACGGATTAATTTATCACGAAGTAACTGCTACATTTAGTTCAGCTGACGCCAAACGCTTTTTCTTTAATACAGGCGGCGAGATACGAATTAGTGCAAACAACACCGGATCTTCAACACCTAAAGGATTAGATTGGAGTCAATTATGTTCGCAAGTAGGAACAATTAAATTTAGTGCAGAAACAACAGTTTCAACTACTGGCGGCGGCTCGTCGATTGGTAATTATGATTTAACAAGTGCATATCAAGACATATACACAAAAGTTGGCAGCGGCACATATAGTGCAGTATATGCTGGCAATATTTATACTGTTAAAGCACGTTCAGATATTGATACACGTATCATTTTTAGAATTGAATTCAATGATGTAGTTGTTGATAATAATGTTGACAACAACGTTGATGGCAGATTAGAAAGTACAATTCAACATTATCGTGCAAACGGTGACGTAGTAGTATCAGCACCGTCTTACTATAATACACAAACGTTAGCATAATCACACTCCTCTGTGTTGATAATATTTTTAAATAAATACTTAGTAATAAAAGAGATGATAAATGCCAACAACTATTCTAGCCAGTAGATATAACGAACTTAGAGACCAAGTAAACTTAGTCTTAGGTGATTCTTCATCTGCAACTCCTACATACGGTTACGGTCAATCATTTAGTACAAACAGTGTTGTAGGTTCTCGTGCAGCAAATGACATTGCTAATGCTGACAAAGTTTCCGCACAAGATTATGAAGATCTTTATATAGACTTGATGCGTCTACGTTCGCATCAAGTTGGTACATCTGTTGCAATTGATGAATTTGTAATTGGTGATTATGAAGCTAATACTGCTACTGCTGATAAAATTGAAGAAGCATATATACAAGGTTTAGAATCTTTAGCATCGTCGATTACTACTGATAAATTTATTGTTGATCCTGCTAATCTAACTATTACAAACTTACCAAGCGTTAATAGCAGTCGTCCGAGTTCAAATGGTGCATGGAATGGAACAATTAGTCATATATTTGTGATAATATTTAACACCGCGGTTGAACGTAGACACTTTTTTAATGCAGGTTCTCAAATAAGGTTAAGTGCATCAGTAGATTATACTGGAAGTCAAGCTAAAACAGTAGACTGGCAACAAATTTTAAATTCTATAGGATCGACTAGTTTTAAAGCAGAAGAAACAGTTAATAATGCTGGCATAGGATCAGGCTCCAATATAGGAAATTATGATCTTTCTTCTAGTTATCAGCAAGTATACTCTAGAGACGGCGGCGCCGTATATTCTCGCAATGAATATAGAGTTTTTGCAAGAGAATATGCAACGGGAAACGCCACTTCTGGAATTCAAATTAAAATAGATTTTGTAGACGGTCGCCCAAATGATGTTACTTATGGTATAGATGAAAGTGTAAATGGAACATTTAATAGTAATGTGCAACTAGCAATACCTAGTAGTCAGATTGATATTAATGGCACTATACATGACTCGGTAATAATCTCTACTGTGCCCACCGCTAGTTTGATTCGAAACCTTTCGTAATCAATCTCCGCTTGACAAATCCTTAAATCCAATATATACTAGTAGTAACATAAACTAGGAGTTTAACTATGGATGAACGTTTAGAGAAAGCACTAGACTTTTCTAATTACATGCTAACGCTTAACAATCAAAAACGTTTGCTAGCAGAAAAATACCAAGAATCATTAATACACTTTTATGATGGATCACAGTTTACAATCACTCGTGAATTGATTACATTTGTAAGTGTGATGGTATCAGCTGATCAAGACGAAGTAGTAATTACAGACGATAATAATATTCCGTGCATGGTAGAAGATTTAGAAAAGTTTTATAGTGAAATTATAAACAAATATACTATTGCATCTAATGACTATCATTCATTATACTTAAAATTAAAAACAAATAGAAGCGTAGAGAAATTGGTAGACTATGAGTAAAGGCGTATTTTTAATTGCTCGAAATAATGGCTATATTGATTATGTAAAACAAGCAGTATTCCTAGCAAGAAGAATAAAGCAATATTTAGGAGTACCAGTCACTGTTGCTACAGACAGTGTAGACTATCTAATAGATGTATTTGGCACAGATGATTTTGATAAGATTATTAATTTAGAGTATACTGCTGAAAGTAATATGCGTTACTTCTTCGATGGCACCTTGTCTAAAAAATCAGCTAGTTTTAAAAATAATAATCGCGCAAGTGTATATGATCTTACTCCGTATGACGAAACGTTACTAATGGATACAGATTATATTATTTCAAATGATTTGCTAAAAAATTGTTTTAGTACAAAGTCTGACTTTATGATGTATAAAAAGTCTAATGACATTGCAAAAGTACGCGACGAATTAGAGTTTGATACTATTAGTAATACTAGTGTAGATTTTTATTGGGCTACCGTTGTATACTTTAAACGTACTAAAACAAACGAAATATTCTTTAATCTAGTTAAACATATTGAACAAGAATGGAATCATTACAGGCGAGTTTATCAAATAACTTCAACATTATTTAGAAATGACTTTGCATTTAGTATTGCAACTCACATAATGAACGGCTTCTCGACAGGTGATTTTGTACAACAATTGCCGGGTAGTATGATGTATACTACTGATAAAGATGTTCTATGGCAAATGGACGATGATAAAATGGTGTTTCTAGTAGAAAAGAAAGATTATTTAGGCGAATATACTGCAATAAAAACATTAGGACAAACAATTCATGTAATGAATAAAAGCAGTCTTAACAGAATAATTGATCAGGAGTTTGCAAATGACTAAAGGAATTGTAGTTCTTGCACAAAACAATGCAACTGACGATTATGTAGAGCAATCTGCACTACTAGCAATGAGTTTGCGTTATTATAACGATGTACCTATCAGTATAATTACAGATGACAAAGTACCAGAAGAATACATTAGTTTGTTTGATAAGATTATTCCTATTCCGTTTGGTGACAGTGCTGAAGATAGTGAGTGGAAAGTAGAAAACCGTTGGAAGATTTATCACGCTAGTCCGTACGATGAAACTATTGTAATGGACACTGACATGTTAGTGTTACAAAACATTGATACATGGTGGAACTTTTTATCTAATTACAAAGTATTTTATACTAGCAACGTGTTAACATACAGAGGCGAAACTGCAAATACTAGTTACTACAGAAAAACATTTATTGATAATAATTTGCCTAATTTGTTCTGCGGATTACACTACTTTAAAAAATGTGAAGTTGCACAACAGTTTTATACTTGGTTAGAGCTAGTAGTTAATAACTGGGAAACATTTTACGAACAACAACTAGCAGCATCATCTCGCCCTAAACATGTAAGCATGGATGTGTGTACTGCTATTGTAACAAAACTATTAGATTGCGAATCTGACATAACAAACAAAGTTACTAAATTTCCTAGCTTTACTCACATGAAACCTTATTGCCAGGGATGGAATACTGTACAAAAAAGTTGGCAAGATCAAATAGGTGTTTATATTAGTAAAGATGGTAGCACTAAACTGGGTAATTATGCTCAAACAGGAATACTACATTATACTGAAAAAGACTTTGTAGAAAAGTCACCAGCACTAGAAAGATACAGGAATTTATTAAATGTCTGATTTACAATCTTTACTTAAAAAACTTAGTGTTACTACTGTAGCAACACAATCTTATGTTTATTATGAAAAAGAAACTGGAAAAATAAACAAAGTTAGTTCAAGAAACACCTTTGAAGAAGGGTTTGAAATTTTTAATATTGACACTGAAGAAGTAAAACATATTCTTACTGGCGAACGCAGAACTGAAGAATTTATAGTAACATATGATGTTAGTTTAAAGCACATGCGTATTAAAGAAATTGCATACGACGATTCTTACAATACAGCAGATACAATGACATATAAATTGCCAGTTATCAGGCAAGTACACGATGCTCATTTTACCTTGAATAGAATTTACGAAGATGTAGACATATATATTTGGGATTCTAGTAAAGGTTATAATGTAAACGATTATGTATTTTACAAAAATATCATTTACAGAATAAAGGAAGACTTAATTCCTAATAAAAAGTTTAATACACGTAAGCATCAAAAAATTGTTGGAGAAGTTAAATTAACAACTATTCCTACACAATCACATACTATTGAACAGCCTGTGTTTACTCAACAATATAACGGAATAAAGGTTGATGTTTGGTACAATAATCTTAATCATCTAGCAGGGCAGCATGTATGGTACAATAATTGTGTATATAAACTTTTAAAAGACCAAGATGCTGACACAACATTTAGTTTAGATAACACTGAAATACTAATTAGTAATGTAAAATTGTTTGATGACAAAAATGAGCATTTGCCCTTTGACACTAAGCTCTATTTAGGTGATCTTGTATTAAAAAATAATAGTTTGTATAGTATTTCATTTGAAAAAGTAAACATTGAAAAAGATAAAAGTTTAATATATTTTTATAATGCAAAAAATACAAAAATAGTTTTTAATCCTAACGAAAATTCTTGTACTGAATATGATCTTAATAAAAACACTAATGTAAACATAGAAAATAATATTGTATTAGATGTAAAAAGATTTGAAAGATTTAACACAAAAGACAACGGAAAACTAGTTCTTTGTGGACGCTACTTATACCAAATTGAAGTATCGAGAGATTATGATATTATTATTCAACAGAATACAATTTTCAAGCATTGGAATATACAAATTAACCCTTATACTAAAAAGTTTTTAAGGACTAGTGGATATAAACCAAATGATAATTTATATTTTAGTCTTACTACAAAACATGATCCTAATCTATTAATCAGAAGTTTACAATTTAAAATTAGTGATTTATTAGAACATGATGATCAAAATCCTATTATTCCTTTCATATATGAGTCAGAGTCTGAAGCTAATGCGGTAAGTATATTTACTGCAAAATATTTTGACAGTTACGCACACGAGGTAATTTAATGACAAAATTTAAACCAATAGATTATGATATAATCTATTTGTCCTATGACGAACCAAATGCAGAAAAAAACTATGCAGACTTATGTAAGAAAGTGCCGTGGGCAAAACGTGTACACGGAGTTGAAGGTAGTGATGCCGCACACAAAGCATGTGCAAGATTGAGCGAAACAGATAGGTTTATTACAGTAGACGGTGACAATAGAATCCGCGAAGATTTCTTAAATCAAGTAATTGACTTTGATGAGCATGCCGATCTTAAAAATACAGTAATAAGCTGGTGCGGCAGAAACGAAATAAACGGATTAATGTATGGTAATGGCGGACTAAAGTGTTGGCCTAAAGATTATGTACTGAATATGCGTACACATGAAAATGCTGATCCTAACAACGCACATGCACAAGTAGACTTTTGCTGGGATGCAAAATATATACAAATGAATAGTTGTTATTCGGACGTATATAATAATGAAACCGCAGCGCAAGCATGGCGAGCTGGATTTAGAGAAGGTGTAAAACTTGCTACAGATCGCGGAGTAAGAATTGAGAAAGAAGAATTTAAAAATAATCATTGGCGTTGTTTGCATTGGCTGTATATCTGGAGTATGATTGGCGCCGACGTTGAAAACGGGCTATGGGCAATATACGGAGCAAGAGAAGGGTTGTATAAAACTATGTGTACAGACTGGGACTATGTGCAAGTAAGAGACTTTAAATATCTCAACAGTCTTTGGAATGACACTTATAGTAAAATTACTGAAGAAATGTTACCTTATGAAATTATGGGATTGGGAGCGTCTCTTGTAAATGACCTAGATATTCCGATTGCAGAAAATCCTTTAAATGCACAACAGAGTAAGTTTTTTAAAGCAGTATATCAACATCCTTCAAGAACTGATCATCAAAGGTTTATAGAAAAACTATGAATGAAAAATTAAAAGGCGATGTAGTAAAACTGTTTAAGGGAAAGTATAAAAGTCAATATTTTGAAGATGCCCAAGATTTACTTAAAGGCCTCAACAAAATTAGTCCTAGTTTTTGTCTAGCTAAATGGTATAGTGTAAGCTTACACTTGCCTACCGGAAAAACACACAGTTGCTATCATCCACCGGCCCACGGTATTCCGTTAGAAGAGCTTGCAAAAAGTCCTGATGCACTACATAATACTGAGTATAAGAAAGAACAACGAAAGAAGATGCTCGCAGGCGAACGTCCAAAAGAGTGTGAATTTTGCTGGGCATTAGAGGATCAAGGTAATATTAGCGATCGTGCGTACCGTAGTAAAGATGTGTATGAAGATGGCCTTATAGAAGCAGCACAAGTTGAAGAAAATCCTAAACCTAGGTATTTAGAAGTTAATTTTAATCAGGCATGTAATTTAAAATGTGCATATTGTAGTCCGCACTTGTCTACTGAATGGCATAAAGAAGTTAAAAAACACGGTGCTTATCAATTAGTAGGCGTCGGCCACAATGATCCAGGATGGGTAGAAAGTTTAGGAATTAATAATTCTCCTGATAGCCCGTATGTGCAATCATTCTGGGAATGGTTTCCTGACGTATATCCTACACTAAAAACATTTCGTATGACTGGCGGCGAGCCTTTAATGGACAAAAATACCTTTAAAGTATTTGATTATGTAAAGAAAACGCCAAACAACGCTTTACAATTAAGTATTACTAGTAATTGTTGTCCTCCTGGCAATCAATGGCAAAAGTTTATAGACGATTTAAAAGAAATAACGGACAAAGATGCAGTGGATCATTTTATGTTATTTTGTAGTTTAGATAGTTGGGGCGAACAAGCCGAATACATTCGAAATGGTTTAGACTTTGACGTACTATATAAAAATATAACACAATATCTTAGAGAAAGTAATAAACATAGTCTTACATTTATTATTACAGCAAATCTATTAAGTTTACCTGGCTGGACAACTTATATTAAAAATATTCTTAAACTAAGAAATGAGTTTAATACGGATAGGCAATTGGTATGGTTTGATACCCCGATGCTACATGATCCTAAATGGCTAAGTATGAAGTTAGCAACTCCTGAAATGTTACAACCTTTACTAGATAGTATAGAATTTATGAAAAGTCATCCTGAAACTGCTCTTAATAGATTTAAAGGATTTAAAGATTTTGAAGTTGACAAAGTCAAACGACTATACGAATGGGCTAGAGAACCGTTAAATACACAGGAACAAGAAGTAGCTATGAGAAATTTTAATCTTTTCTTCAAACAGCATGACATGAGACGAAACACTAATATTAATAAAGTATTTCCTGAATTACACGAATTTATAGACAACTGCGAGGCACTAAATGCAAGACATTAAACACATTAAAAAAACAAGAGATCAACTAAATGCTGTAGGGCCTGGAATGTGTGCAATGAAATGGCTACATCAGACGTTATACTTACACACTGGCGATAATCATAGTTGTTATCATCCACGTCCTCATCATATTCCCCTTCATGAAATCGAAGCAGATCCTAGCGCATTGCATAATACTAAGTTTAAAAAAGAACAGCGTAAAACCATGCTAGAAGGCGGTCGCCCGGACGAATGTTATTATTGTTGGAATATTGAAGATTTAGAAGGTGACCATATAAGTGATAGAATGGTTCATAGCTCAAGTGATTTTGCTGTAAACGAAATTGAAAAATTAGCTAAACTTCCTTGGGATGCTCCTATTAACCCTCGATACTTAGAAGTAAGTTTTGGCAATGGCTGTAACTATCGTTGCGGCTATTGTTCGCCACAAGCAAGTACACTATGGATGGATGAAATTAAAAAACACGGCAATTATGATCTAACTTATAATCAATACGGTATTGACTTCTTAGAAAACGGTACATATTACGGACCTAAAGATGATAACCCGTATGTAGAAGCGTTTTGGAAGTGGTGGCCTAGTCTACGTAACGATTTGCATACATTGCGTATTACTGGCGGAGAGCCATTAATGAATCCAGGTGCTATGCAATTTTTTGATCTGCTGGAAAAGGAGCCAGCGCCGCAATTAGAAATTAGTATTAATAGTAACTTAGGAGTTACTACTGCAAAAATGGATAAAATGTACGATAGAATACAAAGTTTATTAGATCAAAAGAAGATTCGTAAATTTAGCTTGTTTACTAGTATTGAAGGGTGGGGTGCGCAGGCAGAATATATGCGTACTGGATTAAAATGTGATCACTGGGGAAGAAATTTTGAAGAAGCAATCAAGCGTGGATTCAAAGTTAATATCATGTGTACATTTAACATATTGTGTGTTGCAACATTTGATAATTTTTTAAGTAAAGTAATTGAATGGCGCAAAAAACACGGTAAACAAGCATTAGGGTTTGATACACCATATTTAAAAGAACCACCTCATTGGATGATAAATATTTTACCTAAAGATTTCTTAATGCAACACATGGATGCAAATTTAAAATTTATTGAAGATAATAAAGAATATTTTACAGATGTTGAATACGAAAAAATGAAACGTGTACGTGATTATGCAGATCAACATCATGTGTCTGAAGAAAAAATACATCAAGGCCGCAGAGACTTTTATAGTTTTTTTAACGAAACTGATAAAAGAACTGTTGGATTAAATATGTTAGAAGTATTTCCTATGTATGAAGAATTTTACAATCAGTGTAAAGAGGTATATGAAAATTATGGAAAATAGAAGATTTTTTGCTTATGGTTGTAGCTATACTGAGTATCCGTGGCCGACTTGGGCAGATATCTTAGGTCGTAATTATGACAAATACTATAATTACGGAAGACCTGGTTCAGGAAACATGTATATGTTTAATTCTATTATGGAAACTGATCAGTATCACAAATTGACCAAAGACGATTTAGTAATAGTACAATGGTCATCAGCATTGCGAGAAGACAGGTACAAAGATACAAATTGGGTAACCATGGGTGGTCTTTATAATATATACTCTCGTAGAGAGGTTAAAAAATTCTTTGATTTTAGAGGATTTCTAATACGTGATTTAGCTGCAATAAAAGCAATAAAAGTTTTTTTAGATAGCATTGGATGTGAATATTATTTCATAGGAATGGTTCCTCTTCTTCAAAGTATCGAATATCCTGATGCTCAGGATGTTGATATTAGTGATATTCATAGAGTTTATGCAGACGTATTAAAAGTTATTAAACCTACATACGATGAAATTATACAAACTGCTAAAACACGACCAAAATTATTTTATACTAGAACAATTAGCGACACTCATCCTGTTCCTTCTGAGCATTATGAATATTTAGAAGCAGTGCTTCCGCACTTACTAAAAGAACCTAAGTCTATTGCGATTGATATGGATAGAAAACTAGCAGGAATTTGGAAAGGTGATCTAAATTATTCTTGGGAACCGGAAGTTTGGCCAGACAAAATACACAGCCTATTTAATGACGATAAACGGATAAAACTATGATAAATGAAAAAAATAAACAAAGCTGGTGTGTAAATGCCGAACATGCGATGAGTGGTGATAATACCGGACACACAAAAATTTGTTGTATGACAAGATTTATGGATAGAAAAATATCTCTAGGTGAACAAACGATTAAAGAAAATTTTAATCAGCCCGATTTTGTTGAAGTAAGAGAAGCACTTGCCAAAGGTATACGACACGAAGTGTGTAGACTTTGTTGGACAGAAGAAGATTCTGGTAGACAGAGTAAGAGGTTACGAGATAATGAAAAATATTTAGGAATGGTCAAAGACGGCGGCACACCATTCAAAGGACTAGCTAAGTTAGAACTTAATTTAGGCAATCAATGTAATCTTAAATGTAGAACATGCGGACCTCATTCCAGTAGTACCTGGTTAAAAGAAAAGTTCGACATGCAAGAAAAAAAATATTACAAAAATTTTAAAGATTATGCTGCATCAATGCGTAAATATAGTAAGCAATATGAGCCTACTAGTCCATTTTGGGATGATTTTGATAATAATTTAGAAAACATTAATCAGATTGATTTTTACGGTGGCGAACCATTTATGAGTGAAAAAATGTGGGGAACATTAAAAAAAGCAGTTGAGTTTGATTATGCAAAAAACATAGAGCTACATTATGCTACAAATTGCACTCATTGGCCAGACGATGTTGAAATTTTTAGAGAGTTTAGACATTTAAATCTAAACTTTAGTATTGACGGCGTTGGTCCTGGATTTAATTACATGAGATATCCAGGAGAATGGAGCGAAGCAGAAGTAACTTTAAAGAAGGCGAGAGAATTTGCAAAAACTCATAAAAACATACACATGAGTTGGATTGTTACTTTAAGTTCAATTAATATTCATAGTTTACCTGAAATTATTGCAGAGTATGAAGAAAACTATAGTGATTTTGGAATATACTTAAATTTAGTTCATGATCCTGATCATTATAATATGAAGATAATACCATCTAGTATTAGAGAAACAATAATTAACAGATTAGAATTAATCCCAAAAGATGCAAACTGTTGGCAGAACTATTTACCTGGCATAATCCAATTTTTAAAAGACGGCAATCCTGATATTGCTTTATGGAATAAAGCAATGAACGAAATTAAATGGCAAGATGCTTATAGAAACCAATCCTTCCAAGCGGTATATCCAGAGTATTATCAATTAATTCAGGATACAAGTTATGAATAAATTTTTTACTTGGGAAAAGCTGTCTCAAATGCATATCGAACTAACAAATTCGTGCAATGCTGCTTGTCCAATGTGTACTCGATTTTTTGGCAACAGTCCCTTAATACGACCTGATCTTGAATTAGGACAGATTACTTTAGATAAATTTAAAAAATACTTTCCTAAAGAAGTTCTAGACAAAATGGAAGTAATATTGTTTTGTGGAGTACATGGAGACCCGTGTGTTGCAAAAGACGTTTACGAAATATGTGAATATATTGCTGAAACAAATCCTGAAACCTGTGTAAGAATGAATACCAATGGCGGAATGCGTAATCCAGAATTTTGGAGTAAAATGGGAAAACTTTTTGCAAGTAAAGAAAAGGGTCCTTGGTCTTGGAGAATTACTTTTAGTATAGATGGACTTGAAGATACCAATCACTTGTATAGACGAAACGTTGTATGGGATAAATTATATGCAAATGTAAAGGCATATTTAGAAACAGGTGCGCAAGCTGAATGGGATTTTTTAATATTCAAACATAACGAACATCAACTACAAGAAGCAAAAGAGTTGTCAGCAGAATTAGGTTTTTATGCATTTGTGCCTAAGAAAGCACTTGGAGTAGACGACAACGGTTCGTTACGTAGAATGCCGGCTGTGTCAAGAGAAGGAGAGCTAGAATATTACATTGATGCTCCAGTAGACCCAAACAATAGAAATATTGAAAATCCAATTGGTGAAGAACAAACAGGTTATTGGAAGTTCAATCCTGAAGAATATAAGCGTTTAAGAAAAAATAGACAGACTCCGCACAACTATCAAGATATGATAGATAATGCATATGCACAGCTTGCTAAAGAAGATAACACACAATTAGATACTGCTGATATTAATTGTAAAGCAAGGACTCGAGAATCAGGTATTGAAATCTTTGTTGACAATTTTGGAAGAGTTATGCCTTGTTGTTACGCAGGTACTCATTTAGTTGGAACACACGGTGACGGTCAAAGTTTACAGTTGCATCATGAAACACAAAAATACGGATGGGAAAAATTTGATCTTGAATTGCATTCTTTAAAAGACATAATGTTACAAGGTCATTTAGATAGGTTATACACTGACTCGTGGTCAAAACCTAGTTGCGGCGATGGTAAAATGGCATACTGTGCAAATATCTGCGGCACATATAGTAGAGTAGATAGAATTTGGACTCACGAAGATATGACAGACAAGTCTCGTAATTGGAGAAAACCTTCTACCCATGAATAGAGATATCTGGCCTAGTTTATATAAAGGATTAATAAAATGTTAACAAAAGAATTTACTAAAATGCTTCTAGATGATCCTGTATCGCTACTTGATACTAAAATAGATGTTATAATCGATTTGTGTAAAAAACATCAAGTTACAAATTTATTAGAAATTGGCAGCTTTGCAGGCGGATCCGCTTACAAAATAGCAAAAGCATTGAGTAATGTAAAAATAACAAGCATTGATATTAACGAATTTGATGGTTATTTTAATGACCCCGGAAATGTACATATATTAGAAATGTTATACGAACGATATAAACCTAATATAATTTATCCTGATACTATGTTAGAAATACAAGATCTTTATAATAAAAGCATAAGCAATCTAAAAATTAAACAATGTGAATTATACCACCTTGATATTACACCGTTTGACTTAATTATTGTTGATGGAGATCATAGAGGTGAGATTGTGGAACAAGAATTAGAATTTATTTTCAATAATAAAAATGAATGTATAATTATTATAGATGATATCGGATATCCACCGTTTTCGATAAAGAAATCTGTTGAAAATTTTTGTAGTAAGTATAACTTGGAAGTTAATTATACATACCCTAGGTATGAATCATCAACTAGTCAAATAGAAAATGATATAGCGATAATAGTATATAGTAATGTATGATATTGTATTTATAAGTTACAAAGATGTTTTGGATTGTAGACGGCGATGCTATGACAGACAAGTCGCGCAATTGGAGGAAAACTAAACAAAATGAGTAAAAAACATTTTCATCAAAATACATTTTGTTCATTGCCATTTACAGAAATATTTTTATATCCTAACGGAGATATTAAGCCGTGTTGTTCGGCCTCACTGCCACTCGGCAATTTAAACGACAACACTATAGAAACCATATTACAATCTAAAACTGCTAAAGATGTTAGACAATATATACTTGATGGTAAATGGCATCCTCTATGCAGTCAATGTAAACGGCAAGAAACCCAAGGTGCCAGATCAGAAAGACAATCTGAATACAGTAACGTTCTCAAAGACTTAGAATTAACAGCTTCAACCTTTAAATTAGAAAGAATAGATTTAAGATGGAGTAATACTTGTAATTTAAGTTGCGTTTATTGTTATGAAGGATTTAGTAGTAAGTGGGCAAGTATTAAAGGTATTGCTTTCAACGATGTCAAAAAAACTGGTGAAGAAAGTTTATTAAATTTTATTAAAGAAAACATTGAGTCTGTTGATATAGTTATGTTATTAGGCGGCGAACCTCTACTACAAAAACAAAACTTGACTCTAATTGATATACTGTCTACAGTTGGTTTTTATTGTTTAACTAATTTGTCAGTGCCAATGAAAACCAACAAAATTGCACAGAAATTACTTACTAGAGAAGCTGCTACTAAGTTTGGTGTTAGTATAGAAACAATAGGAGATAAATTTGAATATGTAAGGCGCAACGCTTCCTGGGAGTTGCTTGTTGATAATGTAAAATATTTTAATGAGATGCAGCGTCCTCTAGAAGCACATTCTCTTTATTCTATATATTCTGCTTTTAACCTAGTTGAATTTTATGATTTTATACTGGAACATAATTTTGAAAATATATTTTGGAATCTTTTAGAAAATACAGGAGAAAATTGTAACGCAAGTGTATTTAGATTGCCTAGGGCACTTAGAGAAAAAGCAATACAAGAAATTGATCGTTGTGTTGAAAAATACAAAGGAGAAATAGGCATAGACCAATTAGAAATTTATAAAAATAATTTAATTAATGTAACATTGCCCCCTGCAACAAAATACTTTCTAGATGAAATTAAAAGTCTTGAATTATTACAACCCTATAATAAAACTTTTTCTGATATTTGGCCTGCTGAGTGGGAGTTATTAAATCAATGAAAATACTAGTCTGCGGAGACAGCTATGCAACCAATCATGAGCATTATAGTTGGTTAAAATTAGTTGAAAATTATTTTAATTGTAGAGCTACTACTACTAATTTTGCAAGAGCTGCGAGCAGTGTAAACTACTCTTATAAAAGATTAAAACACTCATTAGATACTGACGGATATGACGTAGTAATATTTGTATTAACATCTGCAGATAGGCAATATCACAGAGATATGATGATTCACGGAGGATTTCCCCAAAACAATGATGGAACGCCAGTTTCAAACAAACTTAAAGAAGCAATAAAGTCTTACTACTTGCATCTTTATGATAGCGAAAACACATCATTATGGCATAGTATGGCATGTCATGCCCTTGCTCAAATAAGTTTAGAATTTCCTAATACTAAGTTCATTTTTATACCAGCATTTAAAGATTTTGAAAACATAACGAAAGGTAATTGTGTGATAACTAGTAATGAATTAAGTTATTATACTCAATTAGATAAAAAAAGTTACGCAATGGAACTCCGAGGAGAACCTTGTGATGTCAGAGCAAATCATTTAAGTTCTCGTCAAAATGAAACTTTATCAAATTATGTAATTAATTTTATTGATAATTACGAATTTGGAGTTGTAAATTATAAATCTTTAGATAAATTAAAGACACTATGATAAAAATATGGGCATACGGTGACAGTTTTGTAGCAGGCGATCAAGATGATCCTAAGCGTATTGACGCTATACCTGAGATAATGGAATACAACAGATATAATTTTAGTTTTGCTGCTCACTTAGCTAAAAATTTAGGCATAGATATAATTAACAGAGCAATTAGTGGTTGTAGTAATTTTGTACAGCTAGATAAGTTGTTTAAAGATGCTGCATCTATTGCACAAGATGATATTGTAATTTTTGGAATAAGTTCTCCACTAAGAGATAGATTTCAAATACCATTTAACTATCCAGAATTTGTAAAAGATACTAGAGGACCAACACTGGGCGATAGAGATTTATTCAGCAAGAAAAATATACATTGTGTGCCTACGGTAGATATGTTTTATCTATTGAGCAGTATAGAAAAAATAGAAAAACTCTATAATATTAAAATTATAAAAATAAATGCATTCCATAACTTTATGGAAGATTGTCCTCTAGAAGAAACCCATAAATTTCAATTTGCAAATTACTTAGGGTTAAACAAACCTAACAATACTTTGTTAGATGTGCTAATAGATAATTGGTTAGGAACAAAAAAGTTAGCAACTAAAGATCATAATAAATGGACTCCTCCTGAAGAATATAAAATATATTTTACTAGAAAGAGTCATCCTAGTGTCGAAGGACATAAAAAAATAGCAATATGGATGTATGAAAGATTAAAAAATGATTATAACTATCCCATATAAATGGTGTAAAGGACTAGGCACACAAATTTGCACTATTAGTGCCATTGCCGATTCTCAATATGATACAGTTAAGTTTCTCGAAAATACATCAGAATACAATAATTTTAAATTTTTTGTAGATTATTACAATCTTGATTTAAATATTATACTTGGCCAACCAGAAATAATAGATAACAAAATATGGTTTGACGATTTTACAAAAATATGTTCTCCTTATATTAAAAAAGATATTAAATATAAAGATAACAAGTATATCTGCCTTAGTATGTACCAAGATTTGCCACAGTATCTAGTAGATGATACAGCAAACAATTACCCATTTAATAAAATATATACTTTAGATCAATACTCAGAAATTTTTAAATTATCAAGAAAATTTGGTTATGATATAGTTACTATGGATTCTATGCACACTACAATACAAGAAAAACTTGATCTATTATCAAAATGTCGTGCAGTTATTGGATACGAAGGCGGAATTTTACACCTAGCACATACATTGGGAATACCGTGTATAATGCTTCCTTGGCGTAATAAAAGTATAACTCCGACTAATCTAACTGAACTATTACATTTAGATTTAAAAACATATTTTTTAAGAGATATTAACGAATTACTTAGCATGAATAAGACAGAATTCCATAGGATACTGCACTTGCTTGATGTTAATAAAGGCAATAATTCTGTTGTACATACGAAATTCCGAAAAAAAATGCTCAGGGGTTTAAATATTTCTAAACAAGAATTGCAATTGTTACCAGAACATAAACAATTCGGTGGCTTTTAAAATACATACTATATAGGAGAACTTACTTGGATAGTGAAATTGGAGATTTTGACGATAAGCATATGGCTGTAATGGAAGCAATCCTGCCTTATGCTAAATCTAAACCTCAAAAAAATCTAGAAGAATTACAAATAGAAAATATAACAAGAGACACTTCGATTCGATTTTTCTTGTTGCCTGAATGGGCACCTAATTTTCCTCCTTATAATTTAGCAAGATTAGTTTCTGTATGTAAAAATGCAGGATATAAATCTGATGCTGTTGATTTAAATATTAAAGCATACCGCGAATCAAAAAAATGGAATCTAGAGTTTGATCCCTGGCACGGAAGTCAAGAATGGAGATGGACAGGACAATCTTATCACAATTCGATTCACAAACATTTAGCATTAATGTTAGAAGATTATATTACAGCAATCGAAGAAGATAAAATTGATGTAGTAGGATTTACTTTATATTACTGTAACCAAGAACCTACACAATGGATGGCTGAACAAATAAAAATAAGATATCCACATATTAAAATACTTGTAGGTGGTCCTCAATGTCATACGTTTCCGCCCGGAAAAGAACAATGGTATTATGATTATGTAGTATCAGGAGAAGGTGAGCAACTGTTATTGGGAATTCTAAGTCAAATTGAAGAAAATAATATTACCAAGACACAACAGGTATTGACTCAACCTCCTGGAATGAGACTTAATTTAGATACTATGCCGATGCCTGATTATAGTTCGTTTGATATAAGCGAATATAATATGCCAAACGGAGTTAATACTGAATTTAGTAGAGGATGTGTAGCTAAATGTGTATTCTGTAGTGAAACACATTTTTGGAAATTTAGAGGACGATCGTCAAGCAGCCTGTTAAACGAAGTTCTTACACTCAATGAACGATATGGTATAGATTTTATTTGGTTTCTTGATAGTTTAGTAAATGGTAATATTAAAGAACTAAGGGCGTTTTGTAAAGGAATTATTGCTAGTGGCATACATTTTGGATGGACAGGATATGCTAGATGTCACAAGGCAATGGACGAAGAATATTTCGATGATCTAGCAGCAAGCGGCTGCAAACATCTTAGTTATGGTATTGAGTCTGGATCTGACAAAGTTCTTGAAGACATGGACAAAAAAATTACTGTAGATATTATTGAACGTAATTTAGAACTCGGCCATAAAGTTGGTATACAAGCGCATACTAATTGGATAGTAGGATTTCCTACGGAAAAACTGCAAGATATATACGAATCATTAACACTATGTCATCGTAATAGTGATTATTTACAAGCAGTTGCAACTGGACACGGTTTTACTGAACCACCTGACACTATTGTATCACAAAATTCAACAAAATATGGTATGCTTAAATCTTATTATTTAGATAACTGGATTAGTTCAGATTTTACTAGTTCTAAACTACATAGAATGCTTAGGCTTATATATTTTAATATTTTGTTAGAAAATACTACAAGTTTTGATAAGAAAAACACTTTACAAAATTTTGATACTACTAGATTTTGTTCAATAGATTTTAAAACAAACAAAAATATATCAGTTGAATATGAAAAATTTAATTTTGATATAATTGATAACGGCCCTACAACCTTTGCAAATAGTTTAATGAACGAAGTATGGCCTTTAATGAGATTACTTTGGAGGTCTCGCGGCGCATTTGATGCAACTTTTAATATTAATCCAAGTGATACTTATCAAGTATTCGGTGACAGACTTGCTGGAGATGTAATTATGTCCGGGACGTTTAATATTGACAGATTCGGAAATTTTACAGCAAACTTTAATTATTCATTTAAACAGCCAGACAACGCCTGGAGATATGTTGATTATTCCAACGAAACTTCAATAGCTGCCCAAAATGCACGTATACAATCAATACCTGGAAACAAAGGTGAAATTATTTCTAACTTCGAAGAATCTAGGAATCAATTTTTAAAGGATTTAGACGAACATCGAAAAATTGATTTTACATTTAATAAACAGATATCGATAAAAGGTCGATGGTAGATCTTGACAAGTTATTGGAAATGTAGTATAATTATAAAATGTATGATATTGTATTCATAAGTTATCAAGAACCTAGTGCAGATGCGAACTACGCTGCACTTAAGGCTAGGTTTCCTATGACCAAACGAGTACATGGCATTAAAGGAATACATCAAGCACACATTAAAGCTGCAAAGAAATGCTTTACTAAAATGTGTTGGATTGTAGATGCCGATGCAATAATACTGAACAACTTTAACTTTGATTATATTGTTCCTGAACATCAATTAGATCATGTACACGTATGGCGTAGCCAAAATCCTATCAATGACTTAGTTTATGGTTATGGTGGTGTAAAACTATTTCCACGTAACCTTACAATTAATATGGATTTAACAAAACCTGATATGACTACAAGTATTAGTCCACATTTTATTGCTGTAGATGAAGTTGCAAACATCACAGCTTTTAATACTGATCCGTTTAACACTTGGAAAAGTGCATTTAGAGAATGTGCAAAATTAAGTAGCAAAGTAATCTCGAGGCAAAACAATGAAGAAACAGAACAAAGACTCGACGCTTGGTGTACAAAAGGCATTGAGAGACAGTATGGCGACTACGCTATTGCTGGCGCTAATGCTGGCAGGGAGTTTGGGATTTCTAATAGGAGCGATATTATCCTTATAAACAATTTTGAGTGGTTACATGAACAATTTTCAAAACATACCATTTGAGGACATAACAAAGTTCGGACAAAAAACTTTGTTGGATACCGGCTTGTTTACAGTGTCTTGGATTCTTGCGAGGTTCTGTAATTATAATTGTTCATACTGCTGGCCCTATGCTAGAAGCAGCACACCTGACCATCAAGATTTAGAAGTTTACACTCGCACAATAGACGAAATAAAACGTCAAGCTCGTGCAAACGGATTTACTGACTTTCATTTTAGCTTCTCAGGCGGCGAACCTACTGCATATAAATACTTTGGGAAGGTTATAGACCATTATTGCAGTGATGCAACACCCGAGTACCAAAGCATACACATGACTACAAACCTAAGTCCTGGTAGCAAATGGTGGAACAAATGGATAGGCTCTACTAGCACTTTGCAACGTAGAAGTATTACAGCAAGCTATCATTCAGAGTTTGCTAATGAACAAGAGTTTGGAGACAAATGTCTCCAGTTAATGAAAGCAGGTGTATATGTTACAATCAATCAAGTTATGGTTCCAGAAATGTTTGACGAACTATACGAACGTCTTGAACGATTTGCCTCCAGAGGTATTAATGTCACTCTCAAACCCCAATCCGATCCTACTGCCTCCTACGTTGTACACGGATACACAGACGAACAAGTCCATAAAATGCAAACAGGATTTCCACAGCGAATCCCATACGAATTTAAAAAAATAGTACCTTTATTGCAAGTAGAATTGCAAGACAGTGTTGGTAACAAGTATTACATAGATCAGGCAGAACGATTTAATGCGTTTGGATTCAATAAGTTCAAAGGGTGGAATTGTAATGCAGGGTATCAAGGATGCGTTATAAGAGAGAACGAAGTTAAACGCAGCTATAGTTGCCATGATGAACCCTTAGGCACGTTAGACGGCGGATTTGAGCTCTTTAAGACACCACGTAAGTGCATTACTCCAAGTTGTGTTAGTAGTGCTGATAGCAAAATACCAAAGGTTAAACATGTATAATATTGAAAATATTAAAAGCATTCATTTAGAAGTTACTAGTAAATGTCAAGCTAAATGTCCTATGTGTCCTAGAAGAATGCAAGGCGGCATATTGATGCCTTGGATAGATTTAACAGAAATTACAATTGATCAATTTAAGAAATGGTTTCCAATTAATTTTATAAAACAGCTAAACAAATTAAATATGTGCGGAAATCTTGGAGATCCAATAATTGCAAAAGATACTGTGCTAATTTACAAATATTTAAGAGAAAATAATGCTACAATGGATTTGCAAATGCATACTAACGGCAGTGCAAGAGATAATCAGTTTTGGAAAAATTTAGCAGCATTAAATGTTAAGGTAGTTTTTGGGATAGACGGTTTAGAAGATACACATAGCAAATATAGAATTGGAACTGATTTTAACAAGATTATCGAAAATGCAAAAACTTTTATAAATGCTGGCGGAGAAGCACGTTGGGACATGCTAGTATTTCAACATAATCAACATCAAACAGATGAATGTGAAAAATTGGCAAACGATTTAGGCTTTGTATTCTTCCAAAAGAAAAACTCAAGTAGATTTAAAGATGGAAAGTATAATGTTCTAAACGAAAGTGGTAAAACTATAGACATTCTTTATCCAACTAAAAAAAGTAAAAGCTTTGTAGACAAAATTAAACAGTCAAAATATGATATACAACCTGTTATTAACTGCAAGGCAAAACAACATAATGAAATATATGTAGCAGCAAACGGAAATGTTAGTCCGTGTTGTTGGTTAGATGCAGAATGGCTCCCTCCGGTTAGTGATGCAAGAATAGACTATATGGATAAAATTGAAATTTATCCTAACCTAAATAAAAACACATTAGATGAAATATTTAATTCTACATATTTTACAGATGTAGAAAATACATGGAGTTGTGATCCTTTAAAAGAGTGTGCAAAACAATGCGGAAAGTTTGATAAGTTAGGAGCGCAATTTGAGAGTTGATATACAAGACGTACTATTTTGGATGGATGCTATTCGCAACAGCGATAACAAATATCGTACACTTGAAAGTTTTTGGAAAGGACAAGTCAACAGCAAAGTATGGCTTGCTGATGCATTACGTATAAACTATGCAGATGACGATGCTCGCATTGTAATCTACGGTGGATGGAATGGTGTTCTTGCAAGTATACTGTTTAACAGCAGTCTTAGTATAGAACATATCACAAGCGTAGACATTGACGAAGACTGTCAAGAAACTGCATACACAGTTAATAAAAACTATGAAATAGCAGGAAGGTTTGATGCAGTTACCGCAGACATGTGCGAATACACAGAACCTGCTGACATTGTAATTAACACAAGTTGCGAACACATTACACAAGAACAATATGAGCAGTGGTTAGACATCCAGCCAGACGATGCATTATTTGTTGTACAAAGCAATAACTACTTTGAGTTAGACGAACATATTAGATGTTCTGTAGATATCAACGATTTTACTCATATGAGTAAAATTAAACCTTATTTAAGAGATACATTATCGTTGCCAAAATACGATAGATATATGATTATAGGTAGAAAAAAGTGAAGCCAATTTCAATAGTAAACGAAATAACTCCTGAAGAGATTTATGTTGAAATTATTATGGGATCAACTTGCAATTTTAATTGCAGTTATTGTTTTCCTGGATGTAATGATGGCAAATATCGATGGCCTATCGGAAAACAGCAAGACATTTTTTATAAAAATTTAATTTATATATTTGATGTGTTTAAAGAATATGGTAAGAAAAATTTCATCATAAATGTAACTGGTGGAGAGCCAACGTTATGGCCGGGGCTAGGAAACTTTGCAAAATTCTTTAAAGAGACATACGGCGCAAGAGTTATAATGTCGTCAAACGGCTCTAGAACATTGCGTTGGTGGGAAAAAAATGCAAAGTATTTTAGCGGTATAAACATAAGTGTACACAACGAAGAAGTAGATGTAGATCACACCATACAGGTTTTAGATTGGATATATCTTAATACAGATACGTCAGTACGTGCATCAGTCTTAATGGATATTAAAAATTGGGACAAATGCAAGAATATAGTAGATAAGTTGCAGGCTCACGACGTGCCATGGCTATTAAACGCTGGAGCAGTGATGGTGGGAGATGATATGATTGATTATTCTAAAGAACAATTAGAATATTTACAGCCAAGGAGTAAAAAAATCCCCCCAAAAGAATACATAGAAAAAATGAAAGAAAAAAACAATATAGTTATTAGAGATAATAAGATTTTCACAGTATATGAGGACGGATCTAGAGAACAATTTTCCTCCGTCAAATGGTATGCAAATAATTGGCATCGCCTTGAGGGCTGGGAGTGTAATTTAGGAGTAGAAAGATTTTATATATGGATGGATGGAGATATTAAAGGAGGCTGCGGCGCAACTAATCTTTTTAATCGAACTGTGCCATTAAACATTTATGATGAATCTTTACCTAATAAGTTTTTTCTTAAAGACATTCTGCCGTTAATATGCAAATATAAAGCGTGTGTTTGTTCTTCAGAACTACAAGTAAATAAAAGAAAAGTAAATGACTGATACATTTTGCCCCTTACCGTGGATACATTTAGCGACTCGTCCTAACGGTGATGTTCGTGTATGTTGCACAGCTAATGCTAGTGGCGCAGGCGTAACTGATGATAAAGAGGCTGGACTTGTAAAGCAAGATGGTATTAACATGAACTTGCGTGAGCATTCTGTAGAAGAAGTATGGAATAGCGAACATATGCGCAACACTAGATTGCAAATGTTAAACAATATAGTTCCGTCGAGTTGTCGTAAATGTTTTGAAGAAGAATCAAAAGGCATTAAAAGTAAACGCTATTGGGAAACTGAAGTTTGGAAGGAGCGTTTAGACATTGATGGTATTGTAGCCCAAACACAAGCATCCGGCAGTTTGCCAGTAAACATTCCTTACTTTGATTTACGACTAGGTAACATGTGTAATTTAAAATGTGTTATGTGTAGCCCGCACGATTCGAGTAGTTGGATTAAAGATTGGAAACTTCAGTATCCGCAATATACAAACGAACAACTAAAGCAAGATCAAAACTGGAATCCTAACTTTGACTATACTTGGTATAAGAAAGGTACGTTCATTGAAAGCATGAAAAGTCAAGCACAATATATTAAAGAATTATACTTTGCAGGCGGCGAACCGTTAATGATTCCAGAACACTTTGCAATACTAGAGTTTATGGTTACTGAAGGATTTGCTAAAGATTGCATTATTAGATATAATTCAAATGGTACAATAATTGATCAACGTACATTAGACTTGTGGAGCAAGTTTAAACAGGTTAAATTTAACTTTAGTTTAGATGCTGTTAATGAGCGCAATGATTATATAAGATATCCTAGTAAGTTTAAAGAAATTGAAACAAACTTGCAAATGTTAGATAATACTCCTGATAACATTGTAGTTAATATTGCATGTGCAGTACAAGCATTAAATGTCTACCATATTGTAGACTTAGCAGAATGGAAACTTGCACAGAATTTTAAAAAAATTAATCAAGCACCTTATGGAGCCGGACTAATAGGATTGCATCTAGTCTACTTGCCTAGTCATATGAATGTTAGGGTATTACCCGAAAAAATCAAGCAACAGGTGTCAGAAAAGATAATTAATTTTGCAACTAGTTCTGATCGTAGCATTGAATTTAATACAAATTCCTACGGTAAGGAGCGATGGTTAGGACTTGTCGATTATATGAATGCTGAAGATTGGAGTCATAAACTTCCAGCATTGCAGCAATACTTAAAAATAAATGATAAAACACGAAAACAAGACTTTATTAAAATATTCCCAGAATTGGAGTTAGTATATGGAACAACATGAAATAGAGCGAGCATTACGTTGGCAAAGTTTAGTTAACTTAGGTAACCAAGTTAAACTAAAATGGAAAATTGACCACTATGCCGTTGAGCAACAATTAGAGCAGTTTAATGATAATTGGTGCCCGTATAATGCTAAGAAGGATACACACAATAATCGTTGGGGATTGCCTGTAACAAGCCATACTGGTGATGTTATGGACAATTATCATTTGAACAGTTTTGGTCACATGCAAAAATATCATGATGTAGAAATGAAGGAAGAAAACTTTAATACACCTACAGAAGTTTATCATGCTATTCCTGAACTTAAAAGACTAGTAGATGTGTTTGCTCCTGATCTTGGCAGAGTACATTTACTACGTGTAGACCAAGGAGGCTTTTTCCCTCCACATAGAGATTTTCACGGAACTAGCCCAGAGTACTTTAGATTACTAACTGTATTTGGTCGTTGTAGTCCAGAAAACTATGTGCAGATGGTTGACGGTAAACCGTTGTATCCTGAAGCAGGATACGTGTATTTTACAAACTTTCAATTGGATCACAGTGTGTTTAGTTTCAGTGACAACTTATATAGTCTTATTTTAACAGTAAAATTAAATGAACGTACACAAAATTTAGTACTAAACAATACGATGGCAGAATGAAACTAACATACGAAGATAGCACAAAAGAAAATTGGTTCCTTGTTAGTTGGGTATTATCAAACAAGTGTAATTATAGATGTTCATATTGTCCTAGTCATTTACATAGCGGAACTACAGGTCAACCTAAGTGGGACGTAGTGTCTACATTTATTAAAAACTTTAAAGTGCCAAACAAACAAATTTGTTTTAGAGTTAGCGGCGGCGAGCCAACACATTGGAAATATTTTTCTAAAATGGCTGCTCTTATTAAAGAACAAGGTCATATTTTTAGTTTTATGTCTAACGGAAGTCAACCTATAGAATATTATAAAAATATTTCTAAATACACTGACGGACTAATTTTAAGTTATCATCCAGAAAAGTCGTCTGTTGATCACTTTATTAAAATTGCTAACAACGTAACTTGTCCTATTGCTGTAAATCTGATGCTTATGCCTGAGAATTTTGATGATATAGTAGAGATTGCTAAGTTATTGTATAACGGGACTAATAATATGCTAATTTGTCCTAAGGTTATTTTAGACAAAAGTGCTGCTGATGGATACATTACAAATGAAGTAAGTTATTATACTCCGGAACAACAAGAGTTAATCAATAATTGGCCGTATTCGAGAAAGATTGATGATAGCAAGCTACATAGAGGTAACATGTTGTTAAACGGTAAAAAGATAACAGCTAACGACCTAATTCTTAACGGACTTAACGCACACGACGGGTGGAAATGCTGGGCAGGAATAGACGGAGTAAATATTGATATGTGGGGAAAACTATACAGAGCCGACTGTCAATACGGCGGTCTGATTGGTGACTTAACAAGCTATACATTGCCTTCTGAACCTATCATTTGCGGCAAAGATATATGCGGATGTTTAAGCGATATCTATTTAAGAAAAGAGACTACTTAATTCAGGACATACTTGATGTATACTAGTGTTGCGTAACTTATCTAACTCTTGCGTATATAAAATAAAATTCTTTAATTCTTTAGTATTTTCTTTATGTGATATAGGAGTGTCTTTTAAAATGCTTTCCGGCAATATAGCTGGATTTAAATAGGCTGGTGTAGTAACAACGTTATTTAAAAATAATTCGTAGTTCAGCTGTTTGATTCCTTCGTACCAGCTTTCAATGTTAGCTAAATGACAAATATTGTATGTCATTATAGTGCCTGCAAAGATTACTCTACTAAATTTATTAAAGTTTTGTAAATTATTTTCAAACTGTTCAAACGAGAAATTGTCACCACCTCTAATATATTCGTAAAGCTTACCTGTTCCTTCTAAACTAATATGCCATTTAGTTTCTTTAAACTGTAATGCTAGTTCGTCGAACTCGTGATCGATAACAGTGCCGTTGGTACTAATGTCGAGTGTTATGTTTTTTGCTAAGTTTAAGTTAATTAACTTTTCTAAAATCTTTTTATTTGCAGGCTCTAAATATGGTTCTCCGCCTTTGATATTTAAGTATTGAAGGTTTTTAAATAATTCCGGAAATTCAAATAATTTATCAACTACAGTTAACGATATATTTTGATATCCGAAGTTATTGTGTTCAACAGGCCTACTAAGACAACTATGTTTACTTAATGCAATATCATCCTTGATCCATGCTGTCGAACTAACTCCGCTACACATTCTACATTTAAGATTACAGACATTGCTCATATTAATTTCAAGGAATCTTATATCGTATGATGATTGATGATAGTTACACTTGCTATTATGCACTAACGGCGTAAGAACATTATTAAAAAACTTGCGTCTGCTATGTCCGATCGTTTCTTCTTTTCTAGTACATTGAACACATTGTACCGGTAACACATCTTGTTGTATAGAAGTTTTTAACTGACTAACTGCATCAGATTTAAGTATTTCAGGCAACGGGGTCTCTAATATATTTCCGTATTTGCCTACGTAAACACAGTCAGGAGCAATGTCGCCATTAAATCTTACCTGTAAAGAATGCCACGGTGCGAGGCACTTTATAGAGCTGCAATTGTGTTGCATGTTAAGTCCTTGTTAAATTTATAAACAGTACTAATTTTAGTAGTTATGTCGTAACCTATTACATGTACGGCATTATTATATAGTATAGGCCGACCAAACATTGTATCTTCGTAAAACTTTTTTTCGATTGTACCGTCTTCGTATACTTTAATTATAGGGCATGACGGAGTGCCTGTTGGAAAAAAGAGTCCGTAGTTATCTACGCTAATTCCGGATCGATAACGATACTTTCCTCCGAAGTTTAATCCTATATCAAGTGAAATGCTTTGTTTAGTAATTAAATTAAAAATAACTCCGTAGTTACTGTTGTCATCATCCTCGTCTCCGTACGGTAATCCTATAATAGAATTACCTACAACGATTTGTGTATTAAATTTTTT